TATAGTTCCTTGTATTTCCTGCTGAACCTGTATTATATGTGAAGTCTGCGAAATATCTAGCAACTAGAAATCCGTCTGCGTTCATATAATAAGTCAGTTTACTGTTATCAAAACGAACACCGTCATACGCTCTTGAGCCTGGTGTTCTACCATCAGCTAATTCTGTTCCTTGGTTTGATATTAATGTTCTATTATATTGGTTTGCGTCACCACTATTAGCGTCATCAACACCATTATACGGAGTACCATAGTCTGCTAAACTAATTGCAACATTTGGATCCGACATAAATGCCTTGGTATAAGTTAATACACCTTCATCAACTTGACCGTCATTAGCAAATGTTTTTCTTTCAACTTTAAGACCGTGAAAGGCAGATTGGGCACTACTAAAAATACCTGTGTCTGATGTCTTATCTACTAAATATGCCATTAATTAACTCCTTAAATACTATTTATAATACTTTTATTATGTAACTTCTAAAATAGCTGCTACTGCTTCCATTTCAGGTTGAGACGAATCAGAGTTTAATTCTCCAACAACTCTCAATATATCGTTAGCTTCTAAATTGACAGGTTTATCAAGAATTAAAGTGTTTTCTGGTTCAATTTGAGTTGACTTTGCAACATGATGAAAAGTAGTACCACCGTCTGTAGTAATTTTAACATCAACATTTCCATAATTTGTTACACTTTTATTTGAGATATATAATGCGTGTATAACTGCCGTACCATTTGATGGTGCTGTGTATAAATTAGCAGCTGATGTATTAGCTGTAACTACTGTCATACCTGCGTTTTTAAATGCACTTGCCATATTTTATTAACTTCCAAATACGATAGCATATGCGAGAGAATCTCCCTCACCAACAAGTACATCACCTGTTGTTGAACCATCTACTGTTAAATTTCCTGTTGTAATTACAGTACCAGTTACATTGGGTAAAGTAATTGTTCTATCTTGTGTTGGTTCTGCAGCCGTTAAAGTTGTTTCATATGCGTTTGCTAAAAAACCTTCAAAGACTAAATTAGAACCGTCTAAAAGAATATCTACATTTGAACTAGCGCCGTTAGTTACAACATCTTGTAAAGTAACCGAACCTGCACCACCAATTTCTTTAACAACATTACCTGTTGTTTTTGTATAAAACTTACCGTCTGTAATATTGACAGCTAACTCACCTACTGCTAATGCATTTGCAGCTGGTATAGAAAGTGCCGTCTCACTTCTTTTTGGTTTTATTACCGTAGCCATTATTTACTATGTTTTCTGATTTGTTTTATAAGTTTATCTTTTGTAAGTCTTTTGTCTAATTCAACACCTAGTTTTCTACCTAGTTTTTCTAATTCTGATTTTGTTTGAGACCTTAAATGTTTTAAGTCTGTATTAATTTCTTGTTCTTTAGTTAGAATTAAAGGATAGTCTAATCTAAAAAGACTTTTAAATTTGTTCCATAATTTCATTAGAATGAACCTCCGTCAACTGTTACAATAGAAACATCGCCTGAAGCAACTGCAAAATTATCAGATGTAAATTTAGATACACCAATATTTGATGTACTTGCTAACTCACCTGATATAGTTAATTTGTTTGAAGAAGCAACTGTATTAATACCTTCGCCTGCTAAAAATTCCATTGGGTTACCAATTTGAACTGCACCTTGTGTAGAGCCTTCGTCTGTAAATGTAAAGTTTTCAATCTTAGCACCGTCAATACTACCTGCTAACATAGAGTTAGTAATACCTAATGCTTTAACTCTTAATGCGTCTGCGTTAACTTCAATAGATGAACCGTCAACTTCAACATCCATTTGATTACCAGTTTTACTTAAAGCTGCACCTGCATTTATTTGACCTGCACCAGAGAATTGTGTTACATCTAATGCTGTTGTACCAAAAGTAGGAGCGCCTGTGTGAGTAAATACATAACCGTTATCTCCGTTAGCAGTACCTTCTTCTACGAATACAAATGAACCACCTGATAATTCAGCAGGTTGGTCTTCAGGAGTTGCTCTTGTTAAAACCCAATTTGCTGAACCTGAACCTACAGTTGATAAAACATAGATACCGTTTTGAGCAGCTGTTGTTTGGTCTTTAACTAAAACTCTATCGTTTTGACTTGGCGTTACACCGTCAACTGCGAAAGCAGCTTGTGAACCAGAGTTTGTTAATGTTGCACCAACACCGGCAGTACCGTTTGAATAAGTTGCCGTTAAGTTTGCTGTAGTAGCAACTCTTGTTGATGGTTTTGCGTCTAGTCCTTGTGCAACTTGGTCAACATAAGCTTTGTTTGCTAATGAGTTAGTTGTAAATTTTGCTCTATCTTCATAACCACTTGGTACTGTAACTGTTCCTGTTCCGTGAGGAGACAAAACAATATCAGTATTAGAAGCAGTTGTTGACATTGTAGCACCGTTAATTGTGATACTATCAACAACTAAAGAAGTTAATCCTGCAATATCAGTTGTAGCTGCACCTAAAGTTAATGTAGAATTACCTAAAGTAGTTGTAGGATTTGCTAAGTTAGCATTTGTGATAGCCGCACTACCTGATAAGTTTGCATTTGTTAATGCTGTAGCAGTTACAGTTACAGTATTATCTGTAACAGTTTGTACTAAACCACCTGAACCTAAAAATGTTAGTGTTTCGGAAGTATTGTAAGTATCTGTACCTGTATTACCTGCTAAATCTATAAATTGGTTTACAGTAGCGAAATCTAAATTTCCACCACCATCTGTTTTTAAAAATTGGCCTGCTGAACCATCTCCACCTGGAAGTGTGAAAGTTACAGTATTTGCTAATGCATTAGGAGATTTTAATCCTACGAAATTTGTTCCGTTGTTTGTACCCTCATTTAATTTAACAGTACCACCAGCACTTGCATTATTACCAACAATTAATTGGTCAATTGCTAAGTTACCGTCTGCTGATAAAGCTGAATTTGCTGTTAGCGTTCCCTTAACATGGTCTAACATGTCTGTAAAATACTGACCACCAATTACTGAAATATTATTTGCGTTACCTTGTCCATCGACTCCGCCTTCACCAACAAATAATCTATCTCCTAGATTACCTTGGGTTCCTGTTCCATAAGTATAAGCAACTTCACCAAGTTTCAGCGTACTCGGGGCGGTAGTACCTGAACTTCTTTTTATCTGAATTACTGTAGCCATCTAAAACTCCTAAAATGCTCCTGCGTTTAAAGTCAAAGTACCTGTAGTAGTAACAATTTCGTTTCTAGTTACAAACTTACCGTCACTTGACCTATATTGTAATATTGCTCCATCATCTAGGTTACTTGTGTCAACATCACCTAACAACTTCAATTGAAGAGAACTGTTTTGTGCAGCCTGAGCAGACGGAAGAGCCACCGAAACTTGTTGTGGTCCTTGTGATGTATTTACATTTATCTTAGCTGTAATATCTGGCATTACTTCTCTCCTTATCTATATTTATAACAAAAAAGAGTTGAATTAGATAGAAACCTGTGGTCTCACATTAATAATGCCTTCAATAACTCTTGTTATAGTGCTACTTGAAGTCTGTAAAATCTCTAAATCATATACATATCTGCCTTCATCTAGTTGTGAAGTCTGGTCTGCTGTTAATTGCATTGACACCACACCTGAAGTTGCGTCAGCAGCTACTGTACATGTAATTATTGTTCTTGTTCTGGTAGAAGAATAACCTTTGGCCATTCTAGCTAATGCTGTATATCCTGTCAAGTCAAAAGCATTGCCGTTTGCGTCTTTTACTGTAACATCCGAACTGAATGTTGTTCCTTGGTCTATTGATAGGTTAGCTATAGCTGCCATTTATTTTTCTTCCGGTACTTCTTTTTTTACTAATTCTGCAATTTTATTGTTATAATGTGCCGTCAACACATCAATTTTTTCTAGCTCAATATTGTGTCTTACTTTAGAAGCCTGAATTTCTTGTCTTACCACTAGGTAATTTTGTAATTCTGGACTTAATTTTGTGACATCATATTCTTTGCCATCAATCATTACTGTATTCATAATTATCTCCTTATACTATTTATAAAAGTTTTTTGTATATCTTTTGTACCATTTAAAGTAAACATAAGAGCTATTCTAGGTTTATTACTCATATTAATAACTGCGTGTTTATAACCTATATTGAGAAAATTGGCTGTACCGTCTTTGAGAGTATAAGCCTCTATTTTATTATCTCTTTTAAATAGATTAATTACATTGTCATTACCATAAATTGGTACAATACATCTAACACCATAACTGACATCATAATCTACATGCCATGGTATCATTTTTCCTGGTGCTAATTTTGTAATTCTAATTCTACTGGCTGGTGATTGGCATTGAGTTACAATCTTTTCAAAATAACTATCAGTATATTCTACAGTAGGCACATTATATAGATGTTCTTCTTTTCTCTTTAATCTTTCTTTAATACTTGTAGTATGTGGAAGTATCTCACTTGGCGTTGTAAGATTAATTTGTTCAAAGTTATCATAAACACTCTTTACTAACTCCTCATGGTTCATACATAACATAGGATTTGCCGACCTCACATCTACAAAATACTTTGTTAATTTGTCTGTAGATTCTCTTAATGTATTTAAATCTATGTCTAGTTTTAAATCAGCTACCGTAGGTAGCATATGTTTAGATAATTTGTCCATCATGTTCTCTTTCTACAATATAATCTGACTTTGGTTGCCAATCATATTCTCCTTGTAATCTTATGCTATAAACATATTGTAACATTTTACCAGTTGTAAATAAAAACTTTTTTTCAACCTGTAAACTTGTGTACCATTCTCCGTTTATATATTCCTTAAATGCCTTATCGGTCATTTGTTTTCTTCTTTGATAAAGGTTATTTATCGCTTTGTTTTTTATATCATGTGTGATATATAATATCTTATAACCTTGTTCTCTTGCCCATTTTACTTGATGTTCTCCCATAATCAAACCACAATGAGTAAATCTATGTTCTTTTAAAATATGATAACGACAAACTCTAACTGCAATGTCGGGGTCATTCGTATAATGTGACCTTTCAGCAGCCGATATAGATATTAACTTGTCATCTTTAAAACACATCCAAGTTTCTATATCTGGATTATCAGGATTATATTTCTTGTAAGTAAGACTATCGTTGCCTTCTTGCCAAGTTTGTAATCTAAATCTTTCTATTAGAGGCCAGTATTTGTTAGG